TACACAGCCAGAAACGGTGCGAATTTTTAATAAAGAAACTAGTGTAAAGCGAGAAGATATTAATTTCCCAAATTTCTTTTGGTATGAGCTTACAGAATGGGTCAATGAAAATGAGATGACTGACAAGGAAAAAGAAGCGTATCCTAGTTATGTAACAACTGGGGGATATTTAAAATGTTATACAGATAAACAAGCATGGCGAGTATCATGGGATAAGGCTAGTGAAGAAGATAAGCGTAAATGTTTTGACTTACCTAATTGGGATAATGAGATATTTAAAGAGATTAGTGGTATTGATGTAGAGGCAGAATTAAGCACACCAAAACGTACAGTAGATGATATTCTTGCAAGTTTAAGTGATGAGGATAAGAAGGTTATTAAGAATGCTATTGGCTAGTATCTCGCTTTTAAACGGTTTTGGCGTAATAAAACCGTTATTTTATTATTTAATATAATTATATGTAGGGTATTAGTTTTTATTGTGGAAAACTAGGGCTTGACCTTATATACAACAATGTATATAATGATAGTGTAAATAAATTAATTAATTTATGTCAATAAAAAAGGTTACTTGCAATCGTTGTTTGTATTCCTGGTATCCCAAAACCGAGAGTATACCAAAAACGTGTGCAAATCCAAAATGTCGTTCTCCTTATTGGAATAAAGAACGTAAGTATAATAAAAAGCTAAAATAAAACTATATGAAAATTATAAACACATTAGACCCATCAATAAAACCGCCAGTATCAATTCTTGTCTATGGAATGGGTGGAGTAGGTAAAACAACATTTGTATCAACCGCACCAAAACCAATTCTTGCAGATTGTGAAAACGGGGCGAAATTCTTTGGTTTACGTGGTATTTCTTTAGATAAGGTAAATATTGAGTCTTGGGAAGACATACGAACATTTGCATCAATAATTTCTAAAAATAAAGACTATGAAACAGTTGCAATTGACCCGATAGGCAAGTTGATGGACAAGTTAATTACTGAAACAAAAAAGCAAGGTTCAAGACAGTATGTTGCAGGGAATAATTTGACAATGGCAGGTTGGGGATATGTTAAGGAAAAGATGCGAGAGGTTTTAGACTTTTTTATAAGTTCGGGGAAAAATGTTATTTTAATCGCCCATGTTGAAGAAAAAACCGATACTGATAGTTTAATAAGAAGACCAAAGATTGCAACAAAGATTGCTGAGGAAGTTATAAACATGGTAGATGTTACCGCATGGATGACACGTGTAACAGACCCAGAAACACAAGAGGCAAAACGTGTTTTACTTGTTTCAGAAACGGACGAACGTTATGTTGCAAAAGATAGAACAGGTCAACTTGGCAATGTTGTAGAGCCTAATTTCTCAAAAATAGTTAGCGCAATTCAAGGCACAGAATCATTTTCATGGTCAAAAAAAGAGGATGTAAAGCATGATACAAAAGAGGTAGAGCAAGAGCAAGAGCTAGATGAAAAGATAACAATTGAAGAAATTAATTATGATGAGATTGATTCAGAATTAAACAAATAATATGAAAACGCAAAAAGTGATAAAAGAGTTATACGGTGGAGACGTTCGGGTTATTTTTTACCCGAAGTCCCATCGTTATAAACTAGATGGGCAAAAATCTTATTTACCAAGTGTTACAACTTGCACAGGGATAATTGACAAGTCAAGACAACTTTTAAAATGGGCAACTGATTTGTCATGTAAATATATTCATAATTATGTCGAGAAAAAAGGTGATATTTTTACAGCGTTTGAAGTCAAAGAGGTTGCCGAAGAGGCAAGAGACCAATACAACAAAGTACGTGATAGGGCGGGGGGAATTGGTTCAATAACTCATGATGTTGCAGAAGCCTATGCGAAAAAGCGAATTGGGTGTAGCGATGAATCAATTAAAATAAAAGATATTATTGATAAACATGTCAAAGAGTCAGGTTTTGAGGTTACAAGTGAAAATCTTAAGGCAGTTATGAATGGGGTAAATGCTTTTTTAGATTGGGATAAAGAAAATGATGTTGAGTATTTAGAGGTTGAAAGGTTTATATATTCAAAAAAACATAAATTCGTAGGTCAAACAGACGTTTACGGTATTGTAAATGGTAAAAGGGTGCTAGTAGATTATAAAACATCGAAAGGCGTTTATCATGAGCAATTTATACAACTTGCAGGCTATAAAATAGCTTTTGAAGAAGAAACGGGAATAAAATTAGACGGAGTGTACTTGTTACACTTTTGTAAAGAAAAAGGAGAGTTTAAGGCTTATTATTTCGCGAAAAAAGATTTAAAGGTTTACCAGAAATTATTCTTACACTGTTTAGGGTTGGTGTCTTTATTAAAGGATGTAAAAAAAATAAAACTAGAACATGAGTAATAAACTAGCATTAAAATTTACAGGGAGTGTTAAAAACTCCCTTTTTGTACCATCAAATAATGAATTATATTTAAAAGGTTTAAGTTATTATAATAATAATAATGTTGAGCTGACTTTGAAAAAAATAATAAAAAAAAGAAGTTATAACCAAAATGCTTATTATTGGGGGGTTGTTATAAAAATGTTATCTGAACATATCGGCGAAAAAAACCGTCTCAAGGTACATGAATCGTTAAAGTTCGCATTGGGTATTCGTAAGTGCTATTTTGATTTAGTTAATAATAAGCCATTTGAAATGGTTGTATCGACAACGAAATATAGTACAACGGACTTTGAGGAATATTTACAAAGGGTTAGACTTTTTTGTAATGAACACTTTGCGTTGATGATACCGTTACCGAATGAGATTGAAATACCAGAATATTATTTTATAGGCTGATTTGTTCACAATATAAATATATGCTATAATGTAGACATGAAACCAAAAACAGCAATACAAAAAGGTAAGGTGTTAGAAAACCATATTGCCGGCCAAATAAAATTGAAAAAATTAGACAAGAATGCACAAAGAAGTGCGGGGAGTGGTTCTGGAACTAGAGAAAAAAGGGATTTAGTTACTAATATCCAAGTTGTAGGGCGTGAAATAGGAATTGAAGCAAAGAACCAAAAAGTAGCAAAGATGAAAGATTGGTGGAAGCAGACCCAAGATTTAGAAAAATTAGGTTATGAGCCAGTTTTAGTTTATAAATTAAAAGGCGAGGGTTTGAATGATAGTAAAGCGGTTATTTATTTAGATTTTTTATTAGATTTAATAAAAAAAGCACAAGAGCCTAAAATAAACAATCCAGACAGGGAATTAGAATATGCTTTAAAAAACCTTTTAGCATCTTTAAAAAAAGTAATTAAGCTATTAGTCAAATAATTTAATGTCATACGAACGAATAACAGACGACCCCGTTTTTGATGGGGCGATAAGAGACAACCATGAGTCGCGGTATAAAATCGCATCGGGGTTTATTGAAAGGAATAATATTGTTGTAGATTTTGGATGTGGGATTGGATATGGTGAGAATATTTTATGCAAAGATGGAATGAACACCTCTTATATTGGGTTGGACAAGTCTATTGTGAAAGAAACTCATTGGGAAGTTGATTTGCAAGATGCTGAGGGTATGAAGTTCGCAGTCCCGAGTTATTATGATGTTGCAGTTTGTTTTGAGGTTATAGAGCATTTATCAAAAATAACAATATTAGTTAATAGCTTGAAAAAGGCTAATAGTTACATTATTTTATCAACGCCAATTATACCAACGAAGCATCGGAATGAATTTCATGTACGAGATTTTACCCCAGATGATATAATTACTTTATTTAAAGATGAGGAGTGGGGATTATATCAATGGTTTAAACAGCAAGCAGCGGATGGAACAGATGAGGTTTACGGTTTATTTATTTTTAAGAGAATAAAAAATGGATAAAGACATCGCAATAAAAAATTTAATAGACTTTACTGATGTTTTATCAAAGTATAAGGCACGATGGTTTTTATCGCATGGTACTTGTTTAGGCGCTATTCGCGAGAATGCTTTTATTGGACATGATAAAGATATGGATATTGGAATCATGCAAGAAGATTTTCACTTTGACATGCTTAATGATTTACTAGATATTGGGTTTGAGGTTCGATTTATTTTTGGTATGAGATTCAAAGGTTTTGAAATTGCCTTTTATCGTGACGGTGTAAAAATAGATTTAATGTTTCATTATACTTATAATGATAAAGTTGTTAATGTTTTATGGAGAAACGGGGGTAGAAATGGTTTTGATGATGCGATTGTACAAGTATATCCTAAAAGCTTATTTGATAGGTTTATAACTTGTTCTATGTATAATCACAACTTTTTTGTTCCTTTAGATTATATCGGGTATATACGTTGTATATACGGTCATAGTTGGCAAGTACCAGACACGGATTGGAAGTGGTGGGAAAGCCCGCACAACATAGTGAAAGGGTTTAAGTTATGAAAAACGATGCTTACTGGAAAAAATTCTATGAGTCTTTCAATGTGAATAATCCAAGTGATTTCGCAGTGTTTTGTCAAAAGTTCATTAATAAAAGTGATGAAGTTGTGGATATTGGATGCGGGAACGGACGCGATACGTATTTCTTAGGGCGTTTTTGTGATAATATCATCGGTATTGATGCAAACAATCGTCCCTATAATTACGGTAACGCTCATTTTATACAACGTAGTGTTGAAGATTACCGTTTAGGTAGCTTTTCAGTTGTTTATTCAAGGTTCTTTTTCCATGCGATACCAGAGGAAAGCCAAGACATCATTTTGAACAAGTGTACAAATATTCTTTTATGTGAGTTTCGAACGGATAAAGGTGTTGCTCCATCAAATGACCATTATAGACGACTAATAAACTTTGATATATTTTTAAGTAAGTTGGATGCTTACGGTTTTGACATCATTTATTCTGTAGAGGGTAAAGGGATGGCGGTTTTTAAGGATGAAGACCCTTTTGTTGCACGTATAGTCGCGAAAAAAAAATAATCCTTACAGCATTATGCAAGAGATAATCAAACATAATGCTTTTCTTTTAAAAATAAAATCTATTTATGAAATGTACGGCAATAGTAATCAATTTTTTACGAGAACCTTATTTGTATAAATGTTTAGACTCTTTAAATACTATGTACCCAGAAATGAAAATTAAGGTTGGTGAAAATGGTCATTATACAGATGAGAAAAAAAAGAAAATAGAATCTTATAAAAACACTAAATACTACGAATTGCCTTTTGATAGTGGAGTTTGCGTTGGGCGTAATACTTTGATTAAAAAAGTACGGACTAAATATGTTTTAGTTGGTGACGATGATTTCTTATATAATGAAGATGCAAAGGTTCAAGAAATGATTGAATTTTTAGAAGCAAATCCAGAATATGATTTGATAGGTGGTAGAATTTTTCAAAATAATAAAGTTTGTGATTATCAAGGATTTTTTGAATTTAAAGATAAGTCGCTTACAATCAAACCTTTAAATGTAGATGAACATGAATATAAGGTATGTGAAAGCTCAAAATTAAGATATGCAGATTGTGATTTAACATTCAATTTTTTTGTAGCAAGAGTTAATAGTGTTAAAGATGTTTTGTGGGATGAAAAAATCAAAGTTGCTTATGAGCATGCGAGCTTTTTCATTGCAATGAAGCAAGCAGGAAAAAAAGTGGCGTTTAGCCCCGACCCTGTTGTCATTCACAAACCAAAGTTAGAAGAAAGGATTGACACGGTTACTTATTCTAAATATAGATTGAGACGAACTGACATGAAAAGGTTTTTTCAAAAACATAATATTACTACTTTAACCGATATGAAAGGAAACACAGTTCAAGCGCCAGAGTCAATGAAATTAGAATATAATATGAAAGGTAAAGGCGAAATAACATTTGTAATCAAAACACTAAAAAGACCCGATTCACTAGAAAAATTATTATTTTCAATTGTAGAGTTTTACCCGCATTCAAAAATATTAATTGGTGATGACGACTTCAAGTTTGACACTGATTACTATCAAGCACTTTGGCAAAGATTGTTTGATGCAGGAATGAAGACAAAGCCAACAGCATTTAACATAAAACCAGATGCAGGGCTTTCATACTCAAGAAACTTTTTAATGAAACATGTACAAACAGAATATGCACTATTACTTGATGATGACTTTATTTTCACAAAAGAAACTAAAATAGAAAATTTTAAAAAGATATTAGAAGACAATGAGGATATTGGGGTTGTTGGCGGTAAATTGATACAAGGTAAATCAGAAATGAAGTTTGCAGGTCATTTTGAAATTAATGGCGACACGTTGCATTATAAAAAGTTAAGTTCCGAAAAGAATGAGATTGACGGTTTAGAATATTATTTATGTGATTTTGTACTTAACTTTGGTTTATTTAGAAAAGAAATGTTTGACGATGTTCAATGGGATGATGATTTGAAAATAGCAGGAGAGCATACAGACTTTTATTTAAAAAATAGATTTACTAATTGGCTTGTAGCATACACACCAAGCGTCACAGCATTACATGAGCCAACAAGTAGTCCAGAATACAAACAATTAAGAGCTAGAAATGAGTTTACAAAAAAAATGTTTCGTAAATGGAATTTAAAACATGCCATATATGAAGAAACTAGGTATAAACTTACACTAAAAGACGATAATACAATAACTAATACAAGAATATGAATACCGATAAAGATATACAAAAAAATATTGAGACTCTTCAAGAGTTAAACTTTGAAAAATTGCAAAGTTTTTATAAAACCGCACAAGAATATAAGGATTTAAATGAAAATGTAAGTAATCTTATTAAACAATATAAAAAAGATTCAGAAACACGGGATATTGAAACCTATGACGAAGACGGTAAACCAATCACGGTAAAAGAAAAAGATTTGTGGGATGAAGTTTATTATTTAGGATGGGAAGACGACCACCGCGCAACTATTGCATTAAAGGGTAAATACCCAGACCTTTTTAATATGTTAATAGATGATAAGAAAAAGGCGAAAGATTTTGAGAAACAACAAGTTGAAACGTTCGGTTTTACATTAAATAAAATGTCTCCTTTAGACGTCTTCAATTTAATGTCAATGGTAGCAAGGTTTCAATTTAAATTGATGAAGAAAAATAACGAGATTTAACATGGCTTTAAAAGACACTACGAAAGCAGAACAGGATATGTACCGTAAACTTTCAGATATAGAGCAAGATATAATGTATTTAGTTTATGTGCGTAATTCTGGAAATCATTCATTGATGGCAAAAGACCCCGACAGTGTAACGAAGGCAAATTCTATTATTGGATATTGGGCGAGATTGTATGATTGGAATGAAAAGTTTTTAAAAGAAAAGCAAGAACGGATTGAAAAAGAAAAAAAGATGCTAGAGGAAACTTTACTTGAGGGTAAATTGTCAGCGATTAAGCAGGCGGTTGTTTTGTTGCAGGTTCGTGAAGAAAAGGCTATTAGTTTACTTAATGGGAAATCATTCACAAGAACGGTATACCCATCTAACAAAGATTTAAAAGTTGCTTATGAGATTATCAAAACAGAACTGGGAGAGCCAAGCACTATTCGAGAAAATAAAAACAAGAATGAATTAAGTGAGGACTCAAAAGAAGCAATCGACTTTATAGAAAAAATGATAAATGGAACAAATCAAAAACAACAAAAGAATACACGAGTTGATTCCGAAGATGTTCAAGATGGAAGACAGACCAGTGGTGATAGCGCCGAGATTCCGCCCTCTATTTGATGCGATAGTTTACCGTGAGCATGATAGGGTTAATGTAGTAGCTCCAACTCAAGACGGTAAAAGTTTAACAATTGCTATTGCGGTCTTGATGGTTGTTGCCTTTACAAATGAAAGGTTTGTTATCATTGCGCCGAATGAAAAAAAGGCTGATATTATCATGTCATATATACGTAGCTTTGCAGTTGACAATGATATCATCGCAAAACAGCTTGAATTGGATAATACCCAATCACTAGACCGTTTAAAACGTGAGCGTAGCAAAAAGAACTTAACCTTTAAAAAAGGCGGTGGAGTGTTTACGTTGACACTTGATGCCCGGAACTCAAAAAGAAACACTGAGGCTGCGATGGGTTTCGGGGCAAAGAATATTATTGCCGATGAAGCAGGATTGGTTGATGACAATCTTTGGGCTACGGTTTTACGTATGTTAGGGGGTGATTTTAAAGATGATGCAAGAAAAAAGATTTTAGTTAAAATAGGGAATCCTTTTTATGATAACCATTTTAAAAGAAGCTCAAATAGTAAGCGTTATTTACAGGTGTTTCATAATTATCACGATAGTATAAGGGATTATGAGAATGGTTATTATGGTTATAGCCCTTCGTTTATTGAGGAAGTACGTCAAGAGCCATTGTTTGAAATTTTATATGAATGTACTTTTCCTGAGGGCGATATCGTTGATAGTAAGGGCTATAGGCGTTTAGTCCTTAAAAGTGATTTAAATGAACGAACATTGCCTTATCGTGATGACATTAATAAGATAAGTTATGAATTACTAGGAAAGCCAAAATTAGGAATTGATGTCGGGGGTGGTGGAGACTACAATGTATTTTGCTTGAGATGGGCGAACTATGCACGATTTGGATTATGGACTAAAAGCAATGACACTATGTCAAACATTACGGAAGCAAGAACATTTGTTGAAAAGTTTAATATGGATTGGTCGGATGTTTACCTTGATGACATAGGGATTGGTAGAGGTATTGAAGACCGTATGCGTGAGCTTGATTATAATGTTAATGGTGTTCATGTTGGTAAAACATCAGAAGAGCCAGAGAAGTATGCAAACGTAAGAGCTGAATTAAGTTGGAAAGCATCAAGATGGTTGAAGCAGGGTGGTTTTCTTGAGCCGGTTATGATTGGAAGTATGAATCCTTGGCATCAAGCAACGTGGATTAAATATAAAGTAAATACGGATAAGTGCTTAAAGATAATGCCTAAAAGCGATATTAAAAAAGAAAACAATAATAAATCGCCCGACTTTTGGGAAGCATTCAAGCTTACTTTTTACGAGGGTGCACCTTTTAAACTAATATAAACATGCCTAAGCAATTCAATAGTATAGATTTATACGAAGACTTTGAAACTTATAATGACAAGCAATGGTTTTCATTTATTAAAGGCAAGATTAAGGAAACGCCTTTTTGCAAATTAGATTTGACGGTAGTAGTAAAGCGTGGCAAGGTTGTAAATATCAAAACACGTCTTGAAGACAATTTGAATCTTGATGCGTAATTTGACGATATTTTTTAAAAATGTTATTATTATAGTGTAAACAATCAAAAAAAGTTCTAAAGAATAGAACTGTTATTTGGCGAAATGCCGAATTTCAGTTTTTTTTTATTTATATGAGCATATTTAAGATAATAAAAGATAAATTCACGTCAAAAGGTATTTCGGTTTATCAATCAGTAAAAGAATACAAGTGGGATGAGATTTTAGGCGGTTCAAGCAGTGAAAAATACACCTCTAAATTTGAAACAAGCACATATGTATACGCATGTGTTAATAAGCGAGCTGAAAAAGTTTCACAAATACAATTTCAAGTTTATGATAATAAACGGGAACAGAATGTCGACCATGACATTTTAAACGTTTTATACAAGCCGAATGCCTATCAGGATAAAAATGAATTCTTTTACACGCTCCAAGCATTAAAAGATTTAGTAGGTGAGGTTTATATCTATATTGAAAAATCAAATGGGCGTGATGTTTCAGGATTGCATATTTTAAAGCCAGATAGAATGAAAGTAAATATTTCTGAGGATGGAGACGGGATTGATAGTTATGAATACAGTATAAATAACAAAACAAACAAGTATGAACCAGATGAAATCATTCATTTAAAATATCCAAAACCTACTGACTTTATACATGGTCAATCACCATTAATGGCGGGGGCTTTACCAATTGAAACCGAGCAACAACTATCAACATACCACTACAGCATC